CCAGCCCCGCCAAGCCATGGTTCAACATAGGCCTGGAAGACTTCGAAATGAACGAGTACACGCCAGCGCGTGAATACCTCGAAATCGCCACCAAGCGGATGCAGGGCATCTTCAGACGCTCGAACTTCTACAAGGTGGCCACCCAGAACTATGGCGTGCTTGGCTCTTTCGGCACCGCAGGCCAACTTCAACTGTTCGACCAGGAAGATGTGTTCAACTTCCAGCCCCTGATGACAGGGCGTTACTGGATCGGCCTGAACGCCAAACGCCGCGTCAACCGGCTGTTCGTGGAACTGCACCTGACCGTCGTGCAGATGGTCGAAATGTTCGGCAACAAGCGCATCCCGCCATCCATTAAAATGCAGTACGATCGCGGCGAATACTTCAATGAAAACAAGGTCATGATGGCCATTTTCCCCAACCCTTATGTGGGATGGGATCGTGATGGCATGACCCTGCTGGCCGCAAACCAGAAGCCCTATGTGTCGGTGTACTGGATGGAAGGCCACTCGATACCCCTGAAGACATCGGGATATGACCGTTTCCCCGCCCAGGTTCCCAGATGGGAAGTTGCAGGCGACGAGCCTTATGGCATCGGCTGTGGCATGGACGCTATCGGCGACACCAAGGCCATGCAGATGAAGGAACGCGAGAAGGCCAAAGGCCTGATGAAGATGGTCAACCCATCGCTGTCCGCGCCCTACGAAATGCGCAACGCGCTGTTCCCGATTTCAGGCGTGCCTGGCGGCGTTACCTATCGCCCGCCGAATACCAACCCCGACGGCATCGCGCCCCTGTACGAGGTCAATTTGCCCCTGCAATACCTACAGCAGGACATCCTGATCGATGAAAACCGCGTCAACAAAGCGTTCTATGCCGATCTGTTCTTGATGCTTCAGCAAACGGATCGCGGCGATATGACCGCCCGCGAGGTCGCCGAACGCCACGAAGAAAAACTGCTGGCCCTGTCGCCGGTGGTCGAAAACCTTGGCAACGAGTTCCTTGATCCTGTCATCGAACGCAGTTTTGAAATCATGGTGGACAACGACATGTTGCCGCCGCCGCCGCCTGAAATCCAGGGCAAGACCCTGAAGGTCGAATACATCAGCCCGTTGGCGCAAGCACAGCAGGCTCTTGGCATCGGCTCGATCCAATCGCTTCTGCAATTCGTCGGCCAGGCCAATGAAATGTTCCCCGATTCGCACATCGCCGATAAGGTCGATCTTGACCAGGCTGTGGATGAAATGGGCATAAGCCTTGGCGTTCCGCAACGCCTGATTAGAAGTGATGACAAGGTTGTCGTTATACGCGACAATCGCGCACAGCAAGTCGCCGCCGCGCAGAACATGGAGCAGATGGCTATGATGGCTGATGCGGTCGGCAAAGTAGGAAAAACACCGGCGGGTAATGCCGCCATCAACAAAGCCATAGGAGGCTAAAATGCCAAATCTTCAAAGTGTGGCACCTGCCAACAGTTACGGCGCGGTCACAAAAAGCGACTCCACCGATCTGGGGGTTTGCCGCGGAATCAGCTTCGGCACCGCCGGTGACCTGGTGCTGACTGATCCAGATGGAACTGACCGCACGATACCATCGGGCGCATTGGCTGTCGGCATCATCCACCCTATTTCATACACGAAAGTGAAGGCCGCAACCACAGCCGCCAACATGGTGTGGTACAAGTAAAATGCACATCGGGATCGCCAACGCCATAGGTTCTACACACCTGCCAGGCGCGGGCGGCGCACCCGCTTTCGTTCCGACCGATCTGGGCGCACGCCTGCTTCAGATGAATATGTTCAACCATCCGGCGACCATCACCGCGCCGTCGAACAACCTTGAAATCGTGGCCGACCAGTCGCAATACGGCAGGCACTGGGTATCATCCAGCACAGAACGCCCTGTTTATAGCGCGGCACGCGGTTCGGGAACCTTCAATGGCTCGAAGCGCATGACGCACAACCAGCCGTATCTATACAACACACCCAACGTCGAAACATTTTTGATTGCCGCCATCCCTGACCAGGCTGATGGTCGCGTCTTCCTCGGTGAAACCGATCCAGCCACATCGCTGTTCGGTATTCAAAACGCTTACTACCCATACCGACAAGGTTCCGGCGGCGGCGATGTCAAAAAGAACCAGGCGGAAGCATGGGGTGCGTCGTTTGCCGACAACATATTTTCAGACACGTTCGGCGGCGGCGATGTTTACACCGGCACCGGTGCTGAAGCTGATCTGTTCGAGTTCGGTGACACCGGCGCGGCCAGTGGTGCCGTTCTTCGATTCAGGAAGAACCAGACAGATTTCACGCCCAAGACCTACAACAGAAGCGGCAAGACCAACGTGCCGACGCAACAAACGCTTGGCCAGCGTGCCATCCAAGGCGGGTACGAACACGGCGCGAACATGGAAGTGTTCGGCTTCATCGCCGTTAAGGACATCACCGATACAGAGCGTACAAATATACGCAATTACATCCAGGAACAATTCGGCACCATCTTATCCTTCGCATCGGTTCAAAACCGTGCGTTCCAAAACCGCAAAGCCGTTGTCGGCGCAGACCGTTTCGTGTCGCACTTCGAACACATCTTCGGCGCGGACACCAGAAGCATCCGTGTCGGTTCGCTGAATTGGTACTACGGCCCAACCGGTGAAACCGCAACCGGCAACGCGCACAACATCGACAAGATGATCGCCTACATCGATGGCGTGGATGACAACGCCGTGCAGTGGTCTGGTTCTGGTAGCGTCACGCTGGCAGATGGGCTTGAAGGCTTGCTGTCCGATCCATTACCAGCCACCGCGTTCGGCCTCACGCACTTCCCCAAGGGAAGCCGCATGTGGTTTAGAACAAACGGGTCGATGGCCGCAGGTGCCTACATCCCCACTGAAAATGGTGCTGTGCGCCGCGATGCCGACGGCGAACAATTCTGTTTCTATGCGTCGGGAAGCACGAGCATTTCCAACCCGACCGCGACCGCGCCGTTCACGTTCACAGGTGTCGCACCGACACAAGAATATTACTGTTGGGCACCGATGATCGTCGGCCAATGTGTCGGTGAAATGGATGACGACAACAACGTGCCGAGGGTGCGCGTCCCGCTTGCCAAAGGTGATTCGATCTTCTGGGGCTTGGGTGATGGCATCGTCCGCACCGGCGGCGGCAATGGCTACTTCCAACTGGCCGTTTACAATGACGGCGTTGATATGATGCCTTCCGCCAACTTCAGCAAGGGCGGTGCAAAATCGTATTTCTATACCGGCGCAAACACCAAAATCGATTTTTGGATGCCCTATGCCAACGAACTCTATGAGAACCTGACGGTCAACGATGTGTTCGATCTGACCTATGCGCAGGCGACCGCGAACCTCACGGAAATCTGGGAAGAAGCCAAGGACACGTTCAACTATCGCGCCATCATCAGCATGTCGATCTTGCCGTTCTGCGGATCATCCGATGACTTCAAAACACTCGGTAACATGACCATCGCAGGCGGGCCTGGCGGTATCTTCGACACAGGCCAGAAGAAAGACCAGATCAATGCGTTCAAAGCCGCCGCCGTTGGCGATCTTGTGGATGTGAACGTCACGCTGACCAGCTTGCTCGACCCCACCGATCAACGCTTTTTTGCCAGCAATGGTGTGACCAATGGCTGGATTGTCGGCGATGGTGTTCACTATGCCTACGGCGCAGGACAGGTCGGCGGCTATCGCGCCCAGGCCGAACTGCGGGCGGGCATGGATTCGCTGTTCTAAGTTATCCACAACTGATTAAGGAAGCACATGGCCGACCCCAAACCATACGATCATACCGACCCCAAGCAGGTGAAGGATGCCAAGAAGGTTGTCAAAATCCTCGAAAACAGGATGCGCAACGGCCTTTTGAAAATCGCAGGCGATCATGAAATCCGTTATGTCATCGCGCAGTTCCTCGCCATGGCAAAACCGTATGGCGATGTCTTCAGCACCATCCCGACACAGCACGCCTTCAACGATGGTTTCCGAAACGCAGGCAACTGGTGGCTGTCCAATCTGCTGTTGCATGACCCCCAGATTCTCCATAAACTTATGAACGATCAAGACAGCCCCATGAAGGTAGAAAAAGATGACGACGGACGCACCAGCACCAACAACGACACCGGCACCGACGAGCAATAGCACACCAGCTTCGCCCGCCGAGAAGTTGGCATCGGCCTATCCGAGCGCGACACCCGCGCCTGCGGCCCCTGCTGAACCCGCAAAGCCTGCGGCTGACGCACCAAAAGACAAACCGGCAGACGCGCCTGCGGCAAAGCCCGCCGACAAACCTGCTGATGAACCGAACAAGGACAAGCCCGCCGATCCTGCACCTGCGGCTGGTGATGATCCCAAACCTTCAGACTCGGATGAGAAGAAGGCTTCTGATGGCGAAAAGCCCGATGGTGAAAAACCAGAAGGCGAAGCGGAGGAAGGCAAAGAGCCAACCGTGCAGGAATACCAGGCGAACTTCGTTTTGCCGGAAGGTATGGAAGTTGACACCGACGTTTTAAACGCGGCTGTGCCAATTCTCCAAAAACATAAAGTGCCGCCCGAAGCGATGAAAGAGTTCGGCCCGATCATGGCAAGCGTCATCAGTAAAACGATGAAGACTGCCGCCGATCAGCATGAAGCTGTCGTCACCAAGTGGCACGACCAAACCGTGGCTGTTCACGGCAAAGAAGGCGAAGCGGTCTTCAAAGAGAAAACCGCCGTTGCCAACCGCGCCATCAAGAAGTTCTTTTCCGAAGACGAACGGAACGCCTTGAAACACTACGGAACCGGAAATATGTCCGGCCTCTTTGCGCTTGCCTATCAGGTGGGCCTACAGATGCAGGAAGATACGACCGGTATGCCTTCCACCGCAGGAACGGGCGCAGGCGAGGAAACCCTCGCCGATGTCTGGTATCCACAAAAATAGTAACCATCTGAAGGAGTAACAAACTATGGCCGCATTAGGCACAGGCGCGATCACCCTGCTCGACATCGCAAAAAAGATGGACCCGAATCTGAAGGACGTTGCTAACGTCGTAGAAGTTCTGGCCCTTCAAAACGACATCCTTAAATTCTTGCCGTTCATGGAAGGAAACCTGCCGACCGGTCACCGTGTGACCCTTCGTTCTGGCTTGCCGACCGTTGGTACGCGCAGAATTAACCAGGGTGTTTCCCCATCCAAGTCCACGACCAAGCAGATCGATGAAGGCACCATGTTGCTCGAAGCGTTCAGCGAAGTCGATGTCGAAGCAATTCGACTGGGCGGCAACGAAGGCGCATTGCGTGCATCGGAAGATGTCAGCACCCTGGAAGCCATGAACCAGTTCTTTTCCACGAACTTTTTCTATGGCAACACGGCGCAGTACATCGACCGCTTCCACGGCATCACGCCCCGCTATAACTCGCTTTCGGGCGAATATGCAGGGCAGATTCTGGACGCAGGCGGCACCGGTTCTGACAACGCATCCATCTGGCTCGTAGGGCTTGGTGAACGCGGTCTGCATGGTATCTACCCATCAGGCACAAACGCCGGTATCGAACGCCACGACATGGGCGAACAGTTGATTGTGGATTCCTCGCTCGGCACACGCCGCGTCGTGAAAATGACGCGCCACGTTTGGCATAGCGGTATTTCCATCAAAGACTGGAGACACCTGGTTCGTATCGCCAACATCGATGTGTCCAACCTGGCCACCTTCGGTTCTGGTTCCGACACCGCCGCTAAACTCTTGCGCCTGATGATTCAAGCGACAAACAAAATTCCTGGCAACCCGAACGGGTACGGCCTGAAATATGTTTGGCTCATGAACAAAACGGCCAAGACCTGGGCGGATATTATGACGATGGAGAAGACCAACGCCGCGTTCGGCCTTAAAGAAATTTATGGCCAAGAGTTCACGACGTTCAGAAACATCCCCGTTGTAACGTGCGATGCCATGACCGAGGCCGAAAGCCGCGTGACATAGTTTTAGTGCGGGCCGTCCTTCGGGCTGGCCCGCGCCTTTCAAGGCATGGCGAGGTGCCATTGCTGAAACCTTTTTTTAGGAGACTAAAATGCTTATCGATCAAGAACTGGTTCTGTCGGATGCACAGGCTATCACTGCCGATGCCGCCAGCACGAACTACTACGACCTGGGCGTTGCAAGACGCGCACCTGGTAATGCCACGCGCATCACCACGACCATCGTGGAAGCCTTCAACACGTTGACCTCGATGAACGTCATCATCGAGTGCGACGACAACAGTGCGTTTTCCTCGGCCAAAACTTTGTCCACCAAGAACCTGCTTCTGGCAGACCTGGCGATCAACAAAGTCTATGACCTTGGCGAAATCCCTGATGGTTGCGAACGCTACATCCGCGCCCGCTATGATGTGGTCGGAACCGACCCCACGCTTGGCAAGGTCACGACTGTCCTGCATCCGCTTGGTTCAAACCAGACGGTTACGGGTCAAGAGTAAGCTGTGTTTTATGGGCCAGGGCTTTGCGGCTCTGGCCTTTAACACTTCCCCATTTTCTTTAAACCCCACGAGGTAAAACATGTTTGTAAAAGTTCTCTATGCCGCAGGTGCTTTCCTGAACGGTAGCCACTACGCCCAGGATGAAGTTCTGGACATCGATCTGGCCAAAGGCGAAAAACTTCCGCTTTGGGCTATCCCCTGCGATCAATTCGGCAACGAAACGGGCGAACGTCCGCAACTGCCCGAAGACAAGATCGCCGAAACCATCCAGGTCAATTCTATCGTCCGCGCCCCCAAAGGCCAGGCACCGCAGAAGGTGGCCGCAGAAGGTCTTGGCAAAGCTGTCGGCGGTGCACCTAACGAAGGCAACAAGGACAATTCCGGCGGCTTGACGGCTGAAGAACGCGCAGGCCAGATCAAGACGGCCCTGACGCTCTTGGAGCCTGAAAACGACCAACACTGGAACGCTGACGGTAAACCCAACATGGGCGCACTGGAATCTGTTCTGGGCTTTGCCGCCACGCGCAAAGAAGTCGAAGCTGTGGATGGTTCTTTCGTCCGTCCGACGAAGTAGTTTTCCGCATGGATTAAAATGCCTGGCGCGGTATAATCACCGAAGCCAGGCATTTTTTATGAGAAGGTTTTCAAGATGGCCACCCAAGTCGATATTTACAACCGCGCATGGTTCGAGATAGGACACACCCGAAAAGTGAACGCCATCACCGACGGCACGCCTGAAGCCAACGACTGCAACACCATCTATGACGGCGACCGTGAACAGCTTCTATCGCGTGGCCGGTGGGGTTTTGCCAAAGATGTCTTCACCCTCGCCCTGACGCTTCGCACGCCCAAAGGATGGGCCTTTGAATATTACTACCCGTTGACCTGCCTGACCGCGCTGGAAATCGCCCGCGACAATGTGCGCGACAAGAAAATCCCGTTTCAGGTCGGATCATATTATGATGCCGCCACCAACGTCGAAAAGAAGGTGATATGGACAAATCACGAATTTGCATCATTGGTTGGCATCAGGAACATCAAAAATCCCCTGATGTTTTCCCCGATGTTTACTGCGGCTTTGGTTTCCACGATGGCCGCGAAGCTGTCCCTGACGAAAGCCAAGGACACGAAGTTGTCGGCGCAGAAGATGAAAGAGGCCATGTATTATTTTAGCGAGGCCGTGCGCGTTGGCGAGGTCGAAGCCGAAGACGAAGAAACCCAAGACCCGAACTGGATCACTGACCGATGAAAAAAACCTACAAGGCATTTTCCGCCGGTGAATTGTCCGAAGACATGTTCGGTCGCTATGATGTCGATAAATACGGCACCGGCTGTCGGGCTTTGAAAAACAACATCATCATGCCGCAAGGCGGTGTGTTCTTCCGTCCAGGCACGAAGATGACCTGCGCCGCCGGTGATTCCACAAAGGCCGTGTGCCTGATCCCGTTCGAGTTTTCGACCATCCAGGCTTATGTGCTGGAATTTGGCCACCTGTATATGCGCGTTATCAAAGACGGTGCGCAGGTGCTGGAAGCCAACAAGGTCATCACCGCCATCAGCCAGGCCAACCCTGGCGTTGTGACATCGAACGCGCACGGCTTTTCAAACGGTCAGGAAGTTTACATCGCCAGCATCCTCGGCATGACAGACCTGAACGGTCGCAACTTCACGGTCGCAGGCGTGACCGCCAACACCTTCACGCTGATCGATATGTTCGGCAACGCCGTGAACACCACAGCTATGTCTGCCTACATATCCGGTGGCACGGCAGGCCGCGTGTACGAGATCGCCACGCCCTACACCGAAAGCGAGTTGTTCGATCTTTACTTCGCGCAGACCGCCGATGTCATGACGTTCGCGCACGAAGCGCACGATGTGATGGAATTGACCCGCACAGGCCACACCGCATGGACGATCACCACCGCGCTGTTCAAGCCATCGATCACATGGCCTGTCCCCATCAGCGTCGCCGCCAGCCCATCTTCCGGCGCGACCGTCAACAAATACAAGGTCACCGCGGTTAAGGATGAAACCTATGAAGAATCATTGGTCGGCACCGAGGCCACGAAAGCGATCACCGGCGCGACGCAGGCAAACCCATGCGTTTTGACCATTGTGGGCCACGGCTACACGACCGGCGATGAAGTATATCTTGATGCCGTTGGTGGCATGACACAGTTGAACGGACGCTATGTGAAGGTAACCAGCACCGGCGCGAACACCGTGTCCTTGCAGGGCGTTGATTCGTCGGCTTACACGGCCTACACATCCGGCGGCACTGCGGCCAGAACGCACACGCAGGTCGCCAACGATCTGACCACGGCAGGCAACAAGAACACCATATCGTGGACGGCTGTGACCGGCGCGATCAAATACAATATTTACAAAAGCGAATCAGGGACGTTCGGCTATATCGGATCATCGGAAGCCCTTTCATTCGTGGATGACAACATCGAACCCGCCGTCGGCAACACACCGCCGCGTGCCAGAAATCCGTTTGAAGGCACCGGCAACAAGCCTTCGGTCGTCACCTTCCAAAACCAACGCCGCGTTTTTGCGGCCACGCTGAACAAGCCGGACACGCTGTGGTTCAGCCGCGCCGGTCAATACGGCAACTTTTCGACATCGGTGCCGAACAAAGATGATGATGCCATCACGTTCGCGCTTGCATCCGGTCAGGTGAACAAGATCAACCACCTCGTTTCTTTCCGCGATCTGTTGGCCATGACGGTCAGCCAGGAATACAAGGTCGGAGCGAACGGCGGGCCATACACGCCCACCACCATGCAGGCCTTCCCTGAAACGAACTATGGAAGTCAGGGCGGCGGCGACATTCCGAGCGTGCGCCCGATCCTGATCGGCAACACCGCGATCATTTCCAGCAAGTACGGTTCCAGCGTAAGAGATTACGGCTTCACGTTCGAGGCCGATGGCTACGATGGGAACGATCTGTCTGTACTATCGAAACATCTTTTGAAAGACCGCTACATCAAGCAGTGGGCGTTCGCACAAGAACCCGACCGCATCATCTGGGCGGTCATGTCGGACGGCAAGCTGTGTTCCCTCACCTACATGCGCGAACACCGCGTCTGGGGTTGGGCGCGTCACGAAACCGATGGCTTCGTTGAAAGCATCTGTGTCATCCCTGACATCGCCCGCCGTATGGATTCGGTTTACATGGTTGTGCGCCGCACGATCAACGAACAAGAAATCCGCTATATCGAACGCCTTGAAAAATACATCGATGCGCCGGTCGCGCAGTCTTACTTCCTCGATTGCGGCCTGTCCTATGACGGCGCGGCCATCACGGTCGTTAAAAACCTGTGGCACCTCGAAGGCAAGACCGTGAAGGTTTTGGCCGACGGCGATGTTCTGCCAGACAAGGTTGTCACCAATGGCCAGATCACGCTGGCAAAAGCCGCATCGATCATCCATGTGGGCCTTGGGTATCAGGGCATTTTGTGGCCTATGCCAACAGATATGGACACGAAAAGCGGTTCAACGAAGGGCGACCCGAAACGCCTCACCACCTGCTATGTCGAAACCATCCGCACGCGGGGCATCGAGTGTGGCCAAACCGACACCGACACGGCCTATGCCAAAATCCAACCGGCGACCGACAACCTCGACCTGGACAGCACCATCGAGCCGTTCACCGGTATGCAGGAATTGTCTGTGGAATCGGCATGGGATGCCACCTATGTTTCGCCGGTTATCTTCCAAAACCAGCCACTGCCCGCAAAAATCCTATCGCTGACACCGAACTATGCCTAAGCCGCAAATTGTTCCAGCCCTACAAGAACACATCCACGCGATGGCCCCGCACCTTCGGGCGGACGATGTACGGGAAATCTGGTGTTCGGGTGGGTGGAACCCATTGGAAGGTCTGCAATACAGCCTCGACCACAGCGAGGCCTACACCGCGCTGATACCTGGAAGCAACATTCCGGCGGCGATGTTTGGCATCGGTAAAGCGTCGATCCTGGACAACCGCCGAAGCATCTGGCTCTTGGGAACCGATCAGGTTCAGCATTATAAAAAACGGCTTGTGCAACAATCTGGTGACTACATCAATTTACTGGGTGCGGGATGCACCGTTTACAATTATGTTTTATCATCGAATGAATTATCTTTGAAGTGGCTACATTGGCTAGGTTTCCGTATAATGAGGCCGAAGCCCTGGGGCTTGTTCCAAAAAGATTTTTGCTATGTTGAAAAGGAAATCCCGCTATGTGCACACCAGCCGCCGCAATAGTCGCCACGATTGCCAGCACTGCCGTGAGCGCATACGGCTCGATGCAGGCGGGCAAAGCTGAAGAAGCACAATACAATTATCAGGCGGCAGTTGACCGCAACAACGCGCAGGTGAAGCAGTGGCAATCCGACGATGCCCTGAAGCGCGGCAAGGAAGAAGAACGCCGCCAGCGTCTTATGACGGCCCAGAAAAAGGGTGCGCAGGTCGTGGGCTTCGCCGCCAACGGCATCGACCTCGGAAGCGAGAACGTCGCCGAAACACTGGCCGACACCGCGATGATCGGCGAACTCGATGCGCTGACCATCCGTTCCAACGCCAAGCGCGAGGCCTACGGCTACCAGGTCGAAGGCTCGAACTTCGAAGCATCCGCCGGTGCCAAAAAAATCGCCGGAAAGAACGCGAAGAAGGCAGGCACGATGAACGCCTTTTCCACCATCCTGGGCGGCACGAACACGCTGACCGGCCAGTTCTCTGACAACAAAGCAAAAACCGGAAGCATCTGGGGGAAATAATGGGCGTTCAAATTCCAACAAACCGCCAACAAGGTGTTGAACAGCGCGGCTTCAACGGCACGCAAAATATCGATGCGCCTGCCGCCGCGTTCGGCGGACAAAACGCACAAGCCCTGGTGAACCTCGGCAAAGAAGGCCAGCGCGGTGCAGACATGATGCACGAACGCGCCATGGTCATCGCCACGACGCGCAACAAGGCCCGCGCCGAAGAAGCACGCGCCGCACTGATCCGCGCCCAAACCGATTTCCTGCACAATCCTGAAAAGGGAATCTATCGCCGCCGTGGTGCCAACGCCATGGATGTCACACGCGAAACGGTGAAGTGGTATGACGAACAATCCAAGGTCATCGCCAACGGTTTGGAGAACGACGAGCAACGCCAGCTTTTCAACCAGACCCTTGTGGACACCCGCATGTCCACCGAAGAACAGGTCAGCAAGTTCGAGCGCGATGAACTTTATAATTATGGCCGCGATGCCAGAACCGCCAGCATCAAAACCTACGAAGATGCCGCCGCCGCCAATTCCACCAATGTGCAGGTCGTGGATGAATATTTGAACAAGTCGAAGGAAATGCAGATCGAGGACGGCGTGCCGCCCGAAGCCGCAGACTTGAACGTGAACCGCAAACGCTCGACCATCTTTTTGACGAACCTGCAAAACCGCATCGACACCGGCGATTATGCGCAGGCCATCATGTACTTCGAAGGAAACAAAGAAGCCTTTGTCGGCGACGATGTTGGTGTCGCTGAAAAGATTGTCAGCAACGCACGCATGACGGTGGACACAACGGCGCAGGCCGAAGAAATAATCGCAAGATCACCGACGCTGGCCGATGCCATCAAGGAAGCGCGTGCGACCGCCGAGACAAAAGGCACAGAGTATGCAGATACGCTTATCACCCGCGTGAACAAACTGGACGGCGAACGCAAAACCGCGCTTGACCAGGAACGCACGGCGGCAACGCGCCAGTCGTGGGATGCCATCGATGCGGGCAAAGGGCCGGAAGTCATTCCGGTGTGGGCTGATCGCTCGACCCGCGAATCGATGTTGCGTGCCATCAGCGACCGCGCCCAGGGCAAGGAAGTGGTCACCGATTACACGACCATGGCCAATTTGAAAAAGTCTTATCAGGAAACGCCTGGCAAGTTCGCCACGCAGGACATCACCAAAGACCTGAACAAGCTGTCGGCCACCGACAGAAAACAGGTTCTGACCTGGCAGGCTGAAGCCGCCGCAGGCATCAGCGACGAGCAGATGAAAGAAAACAAGAAGGCGTTGCTGGCCACCGAGGAAGTGCGCGACGAAGGCCGCGAAGCGATGCGCCTGGCATACGGTCAGGAGTTCATGAACCGCAAATCCAGCAAAGACCAGATCGCCCTGTTTCAGGAGAAGCTGGACTATGCGGTCAGCCTGGAAAAAGAGCGTTTGAAAAAAGATGGTTTATCACGCAAGGAAGTGCGCGAAATCGCCAATTCGCTTTTGCTGAAGGGCAAAGTTTCAAGGTTCGGATATGACACGCCCACGGCGGCGTTCCAGGTGCCTGACGACCAGCGTGACAAATTCTATGTCCCGCACAGCAAAATCCCTGAAGCCGAACGGCTGAAAGTGCGCCAGGCGATCAAACAAAACAATCGGCAGATGAAAGATGCCGGACAATTCGATAGGATGATTCCCGATACCAAGGAAGGTGTCGAGCGCGTCTATAATGCGAAACGCTTCAACCGCGATATGTTCAAACCAGGTGTGACCGAATAATGGCCGATGATTTCAAACCAGAACCCCGCGCCAATGCCGCGCAGGTATTACAGCCGGTCATTTCATCGCTGGTCGATAAAGGCGTGAACCCGCAAGACATCAGTGGTCAGGTGGAAGATTATTATGGCGGTCTGGGCGAAGACCAGCTTGCGTCCGCCGCAGAATTGCAGGGCAGGCTCGAAGGCCTCGCGCCGTCCGACAACAGTGCGCCGTTGACCATGGCCGATCTGGGCGATGACATCGATGCGCCGCCGGTGCCGCCAATTTCAGCCGGCCAAGTCGAAGACGAACTGGATTATCCCGACTATCAGGACAACCTCGGCGCGGTCGCCGAGAAGCCGCAGGATGATGTGCAGTCATCGCTCTATGCCGTCAAAGACATCAACCCCGATGAATATGCGGGCCACCGGCAGATCGCCGAGAAGCTGGCGGTTCCGGTCGATCAGGTTGCCGCAGATCCCGAAGAAGCCAAAGTGCAGGCGCAGTTCGGCGATAATGAATATTTTGAAAACATGCGGTCGAACAATCCGGTGCTGTCGGGCCTGATGGCTGAAGACCGCGAAGCCGCGATCATCATGCAAGATGATGTCCCCGAATTGTCGGGCATCACCGGCTGGTTCAAGGCCGTCGGTCGCAAGGCTGGCGGATCATACGAAGATGCAAGCGGCGCGGCTGATGTTGCCATGCGCAAACTTATCACCGGCGAAGAAATCACCGAAGACGACCTGGCCGCGTGGGACGAGGAAGCCGCGCAGGAAAAAACAGATTATGGCTACACCGACCCGTTCACAGACCTGGTGTTTTCATCGGCGGAACAATTCGGCCCCCTCGTTCAGTCTGCCAAAGGCGCAGGCGTGGGCGCAGGCGGCGGTGCCTTGGTCGGCGCAGGTGTCGGCACAGCGTTCGGCGGCTTGGGTGCTGGCCCTGGTGCGGTCGTGGGCGCGGCACGCGGCGCAGGCGTTGGTGCGGCCTATCAATCCGCGCTGATGGAAGGCGGCTTTGCGCTTAAAGAATTTGCCACCATGAAGGATGAAAACGGCGACCGGCTCGATCCTGCCGTCGCACGCGGCGCGGCCACCATCGTCGGCATTTCCAACGGCGGCTTGGAAGTCGTCGGCCTTGGGTTCTTGCTGAAGGGCATACCTGGCGGCGACAAGCTGGTGCAACTGGCCACACGCGGCGCGGTCAAAACCGCACTGAAGGATGTGACCGTCCGCACAGCGATCGGCAATTTTACGAAAAAATATGCGGCAGGTATCACGGCAGAAACCGCGACCGAGGCGGGGCAGGAATTGTTCACGATCCTGGGAAGCATCGCGGCGGCGCAGGCCGACGGCGACAAGTTCGACACCGGCACGTTCGCCGAGAACGCTGGCAGGGTGGGTGAAGCATCCGTGCAAGCCGCCAAGTCCATGATCCTGCTGAACGCCCCAGGGCCGTCTGCTGGCCTCTATCGGGATGTCAAAGCCATCAACAAGGCGCAGGCCGACCAAACCCGCATCCTCGACCTCGCCAAGGGCGTGGAAGCATCAAAGACCACCGCCCGCGCCCCCGACAAACTGGAAAAGCTGATAAAGCTGGCCAAAAAAGAGGGCGACTATCAGCACGCCTATGTGTCCTATGACAAATTCAACGAGGTATTCCAGCAAAACGGCGGCAAGGTCGAAGACGCTGTGCTGGAACTCGACATCGCCCAGGAATATGCGGAAGCCAAGGCGACCGGCAACCCCATCGCCATCCCCATCGAAATCTATGCGGCGCGGATGATACCGTCGCAAACCTACAAGGCATTGTTAGATCACACCAAATTCGATGCCAACGGTGTCACGGTGGCTGATGCCACCACCATGCAGGCCGAATACCAGGCCCGCATCGACACAGAGTTCGAGCGTGCCAGTGCGGAAATGGAACAAGATGGCGGCGAACAGACCGTCCGTTCCCAGATTTTCAGCGATGCCTTCGACAAACTCGCGGCCATCGGAACCCCAGAAAAGCAGGGCAGGAAATATGCCACGCTGATCGCCGCCCGCTATGCCGCGACCGGTGCGCGTTCCGGCCTCGACCCGATGCAACTTTACCAGGAAAGCGGCATCTTCAAAGGCGTGCGCCGCGCCCTGCCCGAATCACTGGCCGCGACCGACGATGTGCGGATGCGCAACCTGATCGCCCGCCTGCAAAACGACGAATCGTATGTGGTGCCTGACAACGGTGCACAACTGGCCAGCGACGCGCAGGCCGTGAATGATCTTGCCGCGCTGACCGAACAACTCGGCATCGATGCGGCGACCACCTCACCCGACGCGATCATGAAGGCCATCGATGCGCACATCGCACGGCTTCAGCCTGCCGACACGGAACAAAGCCTGTTCCAGAAAATCGTCAACGCTGTCACTGGCGCGGAAGAAACAAAGGCCGAACCGTTGGTGCCTTCCGATGTCAATGCGCTCGGTTTCTTTTCGAAGATGGGCCGCGTGCTGTCCGAGAAGTTGAACGCGCAAGGCACGCCGCGCCAGTACATCGAGCAGATCAAAGCGTTCGCCGCCGCCGGTCAATTCAAACCCGACGAAGCGGAATGGTCGGGCGTTTACGACTGGCTGGAAATGATGGACTCGATGGACGCATCGGCGAAGATGCCAAAAGCGTCGCTGATGAATTTTTTAAACAAGGACGGATTCAGCCTCGAAGAAGTTGGCGAACAGATGGGCGGTGTGCCTGGCGTTCAATCTATCACCGAAAATGACTTCACGGAAACCGATAGCCGCTACAACGAGCCTGACAGTGGTTACATCGAGGAACAGGCGGAAGAATATTATTTCAAAGACATCTTTGAAGAAATGACGCAACGGGACAAGGATGAAAACCCCGACCCCGCAGACCGCAAAACTGAAGAAGAATTAAAAGCGGCGGCGATGGAAGAAGCCATCGAGCAAGCTGAATATTCCGCACGCGATGACGAATATAATTATACAGACACCTTCGAATATCGCGGCGATGATGTCGGATATGAAATTGAATTTGATGTTGACCGTGGCGGTGGCTACATCGGCATCAGGATCGATGGCACATGGATCGATGATGCGCATGACTGGCCATCCGCCCTGCGAAAACTAAGAACTTGGTTGCAGGACAAAGGTGTCACCATCGGTGAATCCGCGGATGAACCGGAGTTCGAAGCATACACTGCCGCCGGTGGTGAAAATTATGCGTTCTATCGCCTGCGCGTTCCCAAAGGTTTGGTCGGCGGCACGTTCAAGCAAAGCGGCCACTACCCCGAAAAAGATGTGGTCATCCACTACCGCACGAAAGACCGCATCGGCCCGACCGGTGAAAAAATGTTGTTCGTTGAAGAAGTTCAGAGCGACCTGCACCAGGCGGCATACAAGAACCGTTTAAATGGCGGCATCGGTTACATCACCGAGGTGGATCAGGAAAGAGTTCACAGAGAAAAAGCGGCCATGCAGATCGCCAGCGAAAATGAAGGCGACACACGGCGTGCATACAAGGCTTTCATGGATCAGATAGAAGCTGATGTCGTCGCCGATCAACTGGCAGACGTAGCCCCTCTATCTGAAAATCTGGCGCGGCGTGCCATCTACCTGTTCGATATTTACGGAAAGAATGGAAAAAAAGCGGCAGACTTTACTGCCGAAGAACGCGCTGAAATCTTCGCCACGGAATTGTCCGGCAAAAGCCATGAAGTTTTTGCGGGTGGTATCGTCAAGGACTCGCCTGCTGATGTTAATAATATTTTGGTGCGCGATTTTGTCACACGCCTCGATGCAGAATTTTCACGCGACCCATCCATCCGTGAAAATTATCAAGCGTTTGTCGATCAGTACATCAAGACATCGATTGACGGCTGGCAGGAGATACTCGACAAGCTGGAAGGCATCGGCAAAAATCCGGCGCGACAATTCGATAGCAAGGAAATGCCTGAATACAGGCAGGCCATCGAGGGCATCGAGCGCGACAAGGCGTTGCATAAATATCTGAAAGAGCACGCGCCGCCGGTGATGGTGAGGGCTGAAGAAAAAGCCAAGTATTTGGTTGATATATTCTTTAAAAATTTAGACCAACACATCGAACTGGATGCGGCCCGCGTCGCGGCGGCAAAAGAAGTTGAAGCCCTAAGAAAAACCATGGTGGATGTGTTCAACCTTGTGCCGTTCGCGCCGTTCGGAAAGACATGGCGGCAGGTTGCACTGAAACGCCTGCTAATTAAGGCCGCGCAAGGTGGCTTCAAATCTATCGGCTGGACGACCGGCACACAGCAGAACGTCCGCTATAATCTGTCGCGTGTCATCGATGCGATGGATGCGAAGCGCGACGGTGAAGACTTTGTTTTTGTTGTCAACGGTTACGAAATCAGGAACGCTTTGGAGCAAGCGGGCGGCAATCGCCTACTAGATGGAAACATCGCTGTGCACGAAACCAAGCTGGACGATGTGTTTGGAAAAAACGCCGCCGACACGATCCGCGCCCAGACTGAAGACCACAGCAAAAAATATAGTGAAGGTTTTGCCCGAATTGATTTTGAAGCAGGCCTTGAAATCGGCGGCGACAAAAAAGGCAACCTGTACGACTCGGTGATGCCGCTTGAATTTTCGACCGTGATGAAGAAAATCGACAAAGGCGCGAAGGCGACGCTGACGCAATTTGACATCATCGAATCAGGTCGCAACATCGGCAAGATATGGCACGCCCCCATCAGCGATGAAGCTGTTGCGACCATCCGCCAAGGCCTCGAACTGTTCCAAAAAAATGACGGCGTGCAGGGTTCCTACAACCGCGCCACCAAAGCCATCACGCTGTTCGAAGGCGCAGACCTTTCGACGCTGTTGCACGAACTCGGCCACATGTGGCTGGACGAAACCAAAGCATTGGCGGAACGCGCCGATGTGAATCCCGAAATCAAAAAAGACTGGGACAAGCTGAAGGCCTGGCTTGGCGTTGTCGATGACACCATCCCGATGACACGCGAACAGCATGAAAAATTCGCCCGCACGTTCGAACTTTATCTGCGCGAGGGCAAGGCACCGTCCATCGAATTGCAGAGCGCGTTCGATGCGTTCGCCGCGTGGCTTCGCCGCATATACCAAACCGTGCAGAAATTGGCGCAGGCCGCAGGCTTCAACGTCACCATCAACGACGACATCCGCGAAGTGTTCGACCGGATGCTGGCATCGAGCGAGGAAATCGACCAGATGCGCCAGCAGGCCGAATACATGGAAGACCCTGCCATCATGGACATGATGAACAGCAACGAACGCGCTGACTACATCGAAGCCAAGCGCAACGCGAGAGAACGCGCAAAATCCGAACTGCTTGCCCGCATGTTGCGCCAGGTGGAAAAACGCCGTTCTGTCGAGTTCAAAGAGGAGTCGGAAGCCGTGCGGGACGAGCTGGTGGAATCCGCCAAGACCGACCCGACTTTGCAGGTCATTGAAGCCCTGACCACCGGCCACTTCATCGGCGATCCGAAGAACGAAAAAGCGTTGCCGCGCATCAAGATCGACCGCAACTGGTTCCTGGAAACATACGGTGTCAAACCGCCCATCGAAATCGTCGCATCGAAGACCGGCAAAACATGGCAGGTTCTGAAGAACGGCGTGAAAGACGGCCAGTTCAAAGACCAGCTTGCCGCCAACGAGTACGCGGAAAAACTGCGCAAGCGTGCAAAGAATATCCTGCCGCCCGATCTGCCGAAGCACATCAAAAAGATGATCGCCGGTGTCGGCGGTATGCACCCAGACCAGGCCGCGCAACTGCTGGCCCCTGGGACGTTCCAGTCCGGTCGCCAGATGATGGACACCGTGATGTCGATGCCTTCGTTCAAGGACACCATCGATGGCCAGGTGAAGCAACAGATGGACGAACGCTTCCCCGAAATGCTCGACCCCGCCAGCATGACCGAAGAAGCACTGAAGGCGTTGAACAACGAATTGCAGGCCGACGCGCTGGCAACCGAATACAAGGCCATTGCGCGGCGCACCAACCACAAACCGTTCACGAAGGAAATGGCGCAGGCCATCGCCGAACGCCTGCTGGCGACCAAGAAAATCCGCGACCTGAACGGCACATATTCCTACTACCGCACCGGCCTGCAACTGGCGCAGAAGGTCGGCAAGGCTCTGTCCGCGAAACGCTTTGAAGATGAAGTCACGGAGCGCGACGGCAAGAAGGTCACGACCGAGGGCGCGGCGACGTTAAAGCGCAAGCAGATGATAAATCATTATCTGTACCGCCTGTCGAAAGAGAACGAAGAAAAGGTCGATCAGACCTTGAACTATCTGAAGAAATTCCAGCGCAAAGGCGTGCGCGAGAAAATCGATTCTGGTTATCTTGACCAGATTGACGAGATGCTGGAAGGCTACGACCTGCGCAAACAGTCGTCGGTGAAAACCCGCAACAAGCGCGAAGGCCTTCAGGAATTTATGAAACGGATGGAAGCATCCGGCACACCCATCGACATCCCCGCCCAGGTCATCGCTGATGCGTTCCGCGTTTCCTACAAGGATTTAACCTTGCCCGATTTCTTCGGCATGGCCGACGCTGTGCAGGGCATAGAACACCTCGGCAGACTGAAGGACAAACTGCTGAAGGCGGCAGACCAGCGTGCCTTCGATTCGGTTGTGACCGAGTGCTTGCAGGAAATGGAAGCCGCCAACCCCGACCGGCCCGATGGCGAACTGGCACCGCGCCTGCGCGACAAGTTCAAAAAGGGATGGGATAAATGGCACGCCCACCACCTGAAGATGGAATTTTTGTTCCGTTTCCTCGATGGCTACAAAGACCTGGGCGCGACATGGACGGCGATGTTTAAACCATTGGCCGATGCTGAAGCGGAAGAAAATACGCTACAGGCGCAATACATCGGCAAGCTGAAAGAAATCTTTGACGGCTACGACACCGGCAACGCGGTGCGCCTCGGCAAATTCAAACTGCTGATGAAGCCGCAATGGATTCCCGAATTGCAGATGAACCTCACGAAGGATCAACTGCTTTCTATCGCGCTGAACTGGGGCAATGAATACAACCGCGAAGCCCTGGTCGAAGGCTACAAAGGACGCGGCTGGTCGCTCGACATCATCCAGGATGTGCTGGAAAAACACCTGACGGAAAAAGACTGGCAGGTCGTTCAGAAAATATGGGACTTGGTTGATTCGCTGTGGCCGCAGATCGAAGCCATGGAAAAACGGCTGACCGGCATGGCACCTGAAAAGGTCGAAGCCATCCCTGTGTCCACGCCATACGGCGTTCTGCGCGGCGGTTACTACCCCGTAAAGTTCGACCCCGATGCAAACGAAAAAGCCTTCAGCCGTGCGCAGAAGGAAGACAAAACGGCGGTGTTCCAGGATAACTACACAAGGCCTGCGACGAAGAAGGGCCACACCAAAGAACGTGTTGGCACCGGCGGTCAGCCGCTTTTGCTTTCGACCTCGGTGGTCAGTGGTCACCTGTATCAGGTCATCCACGATTTAACGCACCGCGAAGCCGCCATCGATGTGCTGAAGTTCATCAGCGACGAGCGCATCCAGCAAGCCATCATCAAGAAGGCGGGCCGCGAGGCATACCGTCAACTGCTTCCCTGGCTTCAGCGAATCGTCAACGAGCAACGCCAGCTTGAAGGGCCGGTCGCCCGCATCTTCGGCAAGGTTCGCGCCAACGCCACCATCGTCACGATGGGCGTGAAGTTCACGACCGCCCTGCAACAGCCGCTTGGCTATCTGACCACCACCGATGCCATCGGCGAGAAGTATGCCGCGCACGGCCTGAAATCATTCTACTGGCTGACCGAAGACAAAAACCCCATCGACAACATGCGGGCGCAGGTTGACCGCGTGAACCTGCTGTCGCCGTTCATGGCCGAGCGTTCCAAGAACTTCGACCGCGACATCCGCGCCGCGCTCGACCGGATGGCCAAGGAAAGCGTTGTCGAAGACTGGCGATCATCGCTGTTCTACCTGACGCAACTGACGCAAAAAGGTGTGGATTACCCCACATGGCTCGGTGCCTATGCGCAGGGCATGGACGAACTCTTTGATGCCGACGAAGCCAAGGCCGTCGATTATGCCGATTCGATTGTCCGCAGAACCCAGTCCGCCGGTGGTGCCAAAGACCTCGCGGCGGTGCAGGCCAACGGCGAGTTTGCCCGCCTGTTCACCATGTTCTATTCGTATTTCAGTGTGCTGTATAACGTCGCCGCCGAGCGCACCGGTCAGTTCAAATCTGGGCGCATCGGCATCGGTAAAGCCGCCGCGTCCTGCGTGTATCTGTGGTTCCTGCCGGTGATCCTGGGCGCGATGATAACGGGCAACGATCCCGACGATGACGAGAACTTCGCGGCACACTATGGCAAACTGCTTTTGGCTTTCCCGTTTGCCACCATGGTCGTGGCGCGTGATGCCACCAGCGTCTTGCTGGAAGGCTTCGATTATCGCATGTCGCCGGTCGCCGGTGCGCTTGACCAGATTTACAAAGGCGCAGGCGCGGCCCTGGGCGCGGGTTTCACCGAGGCCGAGTTGACCGAAGGCAAACAAAAAAGCATCCTCTATGGCCTGGGCTACGCGCTCGGCCTGCCGACCGCCCAGGTGTGGAACTCGCTGGATTATCTGCGTGACTATGTGAACGGCGAAAAAGAGGGGTTCAGCCTCTATGAATTTGTGGTAAAAAAAGATGACAAGTAATTCTGTGTACGAGGTTTCACAATGACCGTTCCAATCGCACCCTTCAGGGAAGACTACACCGGCAACGGCGTGACCACGCTGTGGGATTATGGCTGGAAGGTGCGCGACAAATCGCACCTGACCGTCACGAAGGTTTTGATTTCAAGCGGTTCGGAAGAAACGCTGGTGGTCGATGATGACTACACGGTCAACAATGTCGGCGACGCGGACGGCGGAACCATCGACATCACCCCCGCAATTTCCAGCCTGTACCGCCTGGCGATCACACCCAACATGCCGGTCGAGCAACCGACCGATCTGACCACCGAATCCCGCGTCCCGCCCGATGTGGCTGAAGATGCGCTGGATTACATCGTCGGCCTTATCAAACAGATGGCCGAGCAATTAAACCGCGCCATCAAAACGACGGTCGGCAGTGCGCTGTCCCCCGATGAATTTATCGAATTGATTATCGGCTCTGTCGGCGCGGCAGAAGAAGCCGCAACCGAAGCAGGTGAGGCCCGCGATGATGCTGTTGCCGCCGCCGCCGAAGCTGTGGGCGCGGTGCCTGGTTCCATCAAGGTTTCTGCGAACGACACCACGCAGAATTATCTTTTGAGCAAATTGGTTGCTGGCCGTGCCATCGTGCTGACCGAGCAAAACAACGGTGGCAACGAAAACATCAAAGTCGATATAGACATCAACACCAACACGAACTTTGCCGGTGCGCCTGGCGATTTAACGACATCGTATTTTTTGATGAACTATGCGTCTGTGCATTGGCACGTTCCCTATAGCGGGCTTTTGAACGGCATGAATTTGCTGACGCAGGACACAAGCCCCGATATGGCCCTGGACTTCCTGCACCTGTATGATACCAGTGCTTCAACATCGAAAAAGGTTGCGCCGAACGATGTGAACAACATGGTTTTGCTTGCGTCCGGTGCACCGACGGCTGTGGCATCTGTGGCCTTTACCAACTTTGTCAACGCAAAATATGACCGCTACATTCTGGTGGTTTACAATGCAAGACCTGTGACCGATGCGCAGGATTTTAACCTGGAAACATCTTACGATGACGGCGTTTCTTATAAAACATCGTATCGTATCGTGTCCACCGGCACAGTCACGAAAATGAACATGTTCTCCAACACTGGCAACGCCGCGACCAACGGCATCGGCGCGGTCATTGAAATTATAGCCAACCCCGACGCGGCGAAATATCCGTGGTGCAGATGGCAGACATGGGGGCTTTCCAACGTAGGCGCAATCGGTGGGGTTTCCAACTCTGGCGTGACGCTGGTGGCTGGCGTTATCAACGCCCTGCGCATATCCTTCGCATCGGGCAACATCGCCACACTGAATTATAAACTTTATGGGGTTAAAGGAAGCTGATGAAAAAACACATCGCCACACCGCAGAAACTTATTGATCGGCAGGATTTCCTCGAAAAAAGAATCCAGACTCTGACGGCTTTCAGGGATGTCACCATCGCGGAAAAAGAAAAGACCGACGACAAAGAACAGATCGCCGTCCTCGATGAAAAGATCAAGGAACTGCGGGCATCCATAGAGGTCGCGGAAGATGACAAAGCCGCCGTGTTGCAGGAAATTTCCAAGTTCGGCGATGTGGACATGACCGAAGATGAAATCGCCGAGCGCGTGGCCGAAGAAGTGGCGGCTGAACATGTCGCCCTATTGCGCCGCATCAAGGGTGTGCGCGATGAAAAAATCTTTGGTGGCATGACCATCAACGGCATCAGCATTAAGACCGACGAGCGCACGCAGACCGCGCTGACCCGCGCCCGCATGAAGGCCGACCGCAACAATAAATATTCCGCCAACTGGAAGACCGAAGACGGCTTCATGGTGTTGTCCGCCGATGTCATCATCGCGCTGGTCGATGCTGTGGATGAACATGTGCAAAGATGTTTCGACGCTGAAGAAATCTTGTTGAACGACCTCGATTCGATTGCGCCAGGCGATGACCTGACGGCGCATTTTGATGATGCCTACGGCAGGGCATAACTTTATCCACAACGATGTCATGCCGCGAACCGAACCGGCTGGCTTTCGTTGGTGACCAGAGGCAACATTGCGGTCGTAAATTCCGCCGCATCTGGTAAATTAGAAGGAACGCAACTATGAACGAGCAAGCAAGGGTTGAGCAGATGCGCGAAGAAATGAAACGGGAGTGGCACCTCGACCGCAAAGTCACCATCGCTATGATCGTGGCCCTGGCCATGAACATCGCCGCGCCCACGTTTTGGATCGCCAAGCTGGAAGCCAAGACCGACACCAACAGCCGCGACATCATCAACCACAGCCAGCAACTTATAGCGATCACATCCACGCAGGTCGGTGTGGGCGAACGCCTGGCAAAGGTCGAAGCTGGCGTGAACTACCAGACGAAGGTGCTGGATCGCATCGAAGCGAAGATGGAAAAGCAGGATGACCGAAGATGAAACGGAGAAGTGGACGCTAGGCCGCAACGCCATGGTGGGAACGCTATGGGCCGCTTGGCTTTGTATGTTCATGCTGATCTATGCCATCATCAAAGGCCGCGATGCTTCCGTCATGGGTGATGCCTTCGCCGCGCTATCGTTCATTATCTTTTCCACGCTCGGCGTGATGGTCGGCGGCAAAGGCTGGAAAGACTTCGCTAGCATGAAGTTCGGCACGCCGCGCACAGAACAAACCACCACCGTCAAAACCGTCGAGGTAAGCAATGCACCCCCTGCCAACGCCCTACCAGTTTCTGAATAAGGAACCTGGCCCGCGCATCCTGACTGAAATGCTGAAACTGCACGGCACCATCGAATCACCTGGGCCGCACAACAACCCGATCATCATGTCCTGGGCGGCTGAACTTCAGAAGGCGGGCAATTATGTCGGCATGGAATATGCCGCGGATTCCATCCCATGGTGCGGCATTGCCACCGGCATCGCCATCTTGCGGGCGGACGGCATACCCCCAAAAATCTGCGCCAGGGCGAGTTCTTACGACGCATGGGGCATCCATCAGGAAATCGAGGACGCGGCCCTGGGCGACGTTCTGCGCTTCCAGCGCGAGGGCGGCGGGCATGTGGGCTTGTATGTCGGCGAAGACCTCGCCGGATATTTCCATGTTCTGGGCGGCAACCAGTCTGATTCGGTGCGTGTTTCCCGCATTGCGAAAAGCCGGTGTGTTGCCGTGCGCCGGTTCCCCTGGCGCGTCAAGCAACCTGCCAACGTGCGGAAGGTTTTACTCGGCGCGAATGGACAGATCACCAAAAACGAAGCATGATGGTGGCCATGAACCCATTGGCCATAAAAATCATTGCCGGTCTGTCCCTCGCTTTCGTCCTGTATATCGGATGGAATCACTATCGGGATGTCCGCGCCGACCGCGACCGGTACAAGACCGAGCGCAACCAGGCGCGTGTCGATCTGCAACAGTGCAATGACGATAAGGTCTTAACAGAAAAGGCTTCCCATGATTTCCAAACAAAGTTTGCTGGCGTGCGCCGTCAGCTTGATCGCCTTAACAGCGTGCGAGAGCGTGCCAGATGCGTCGCCGTCACTGCCGAGCCTGCCGCAAGACCTGATGGCACCGGTGCAGGAGAAGTCGTTCCTGGACGAAGTGGAATCAATTCTGGCTGGCTCTATGATTTTGCCGCACGATGCGAGGAAACACGCCTAAAAGCGCAAGGCCTTCAGCAGTTTAACACGGAAGTGTGGAACAGCCGATGAAGCGATATAACCCAGGGATGCCAGGCTGGAAACGCCGCCAGCAAGACCGCATTGTCACCGCGCCACGGAACCTTCCAAGGCGCGGTTTGTTTGTCAGGTTCAACCCCTTACAGGAGAAAACACCATGACCGATTCCCGCAAAGACATCGACAAAGACCTGAACGCCAACAAAGTCCGCACGGACAAGGACAACCAGCAAGGCGGCACACAGCCTGGCAAAGTTGACCGCGATAACGACGGCAAAAAAGCCGAGTAATTCCATCCGGTGGAACGCAAGAGCCTGCCCCTTGAAACGGGCGGGCTTTTCGTTTATCGTCAAGGCGTATCGTCTTACGCAAAGGATCATTCATTGAAAAAATTCAAAGTCGAACCAGGTGCCTGGCGCATCGAGCATGGAAACTGCCTGCAACTTTTGCACGACATCCGCGTCAAGATGACCGATCCCGAACAGCGCATCCACATAATCACCGACCCGCCCTATGAAGACGAACTGCACGAGGCATCGAAGAAGGGCCGCGTGAAGAACATGAACCAGTTGGAGTTCGACGGCGTGAACGACATCCGTGAAGGTGCGGCCAAAGCCATGGTGAGCCTTGCCACCGGCTGGCTTCTGGCCTTCACGCTGGCCGAGGGTGTCCGCGCCTGGCGCGATCCCATACAGGCCGCAGGCGGGAAGTGGGACACAACCTGCGCCTGGATAAAGCCGGACAGCACGCCGCGCATGAACGGGCAAGGGCCAGCGCGTGGCTTTGAAAACATCGTCGCCGCATGGTGTGGCCCTGGGTATAAAAAATGGAACGGCGGCGGCAAGCGCGGCCTATACACCCATCTGTGCAACTGGAAGGGCCGCGTGTCCGCGAAAGACGGCGGGCATCCGACCGAGAAGCCGTTGTCCTTGATGATGGAACTGGTGAAGGATTTCACGAACCCAGGCGATTTAATCATCGACCCGTTCTGCGGCACAGGCACCACCGGCGAAGCGGCCATCCGGCAAGGCCGCGCTTTCATCGGCATCGATAAGTCGAAGCAGTGGGCGGAGTGGTCACGCGAACGCCTGGAACTTGCCGCCGCGCAAACCGACATGTTCGAGAACCCAGAATTTTGGCGACAGCAGAAGATGGCCGTTTAAGACGGCATCGCCCTGACCTTCGTGCAGATCAGCACATCGATGCCAAAGAACGCCTTCATCATTTTCTTTTTGATGATAAATTCCGGCGTGATGATGCGGCCTTTGAAATCTTCATGGATCAGGAACGGCCCGATGTTGTAGCGGTGATCCAAAACATAATCACAGATGTGCACGCCGTTCAGTTCAAATTTATAGCGCACCTGGCGTTCGAGGTTTTGGATCGAGCCTTCGCGTTCCAGCAGGCACAGGAATTTATAGCGGGCGTGTTCGCCCTTGCTGTCAAAATTTCCATCAACAGTTTTCTGGCGTTTGTTCTTGCCGTACCGCCCTTTTTTCGCAGGCAGTCCGACCAGGGCATTGAACTCTTTCGCGCTGATTCGCTCGGTCATATTCAGGGGTTCCTTCTATCCATTCCCGTTTCAGCACCGTGGCGATGGTCTTCCTGATGTTGTCATAGACGACCGGCACGTTCTGACCTTCCCACCACACCCAGAAGTGCCGGACGCGGTGGGATTGTTTCGAAATCAATTCGGCGCGGCCAGAACGAATCTGCCGCACCAAATCGAAGTATTCTTCATTGCTGATTAGGCGACCGTATCGCTCGGCGAATCGCTTGCGGGTGTGCAGTCGCTGGTTGTCTGACCGTGTGACTTTTCGCAATAAACCCCCGTATCGTTCGCCGGTTTGCAAGGTGTCGTCAGATGGTCGCCGATGCGCGGCATCCGTGCTTGCTTGGTTAAATCATAGTTCATAACCCGCCTGCCGTGTATTGAAAATTCATACTGTTTCATGGCTTGTCACCGGCGATCAGGTCATCCAGGTCGAATCGCGGCGCGGTGTCCTTGGCTTCGGCTTTGGGCTTTGCCGCCGCAGGCGCGGGCGAACATTCAGGGCAGGGTTGCTTCCCTTCCGTGATTTCACCGGTCGTCTGGTCGGTTTCCTCGAACACCACCAGGCCTTTGCCGCTGCAGGTCTTACAGCCTGGGAAGGCGTTGTCAGCATAGGGCGAGGGGCTGGCCTTTTCCGCGTCGCTGATAGCCTGCGCCATTTCCGCCGTTACATCCACCGCGCCTGAAGGCCCGATTGCCACCACCGGCTGGTCAACAACTTCCAATCGTTGGGCCGTAGGCGATGCTGTGGTGGCCTGTTCGGGTTCCGCCGCGCCCACCGGCACAGGTTCACCGTTTGCCTTACCCATGAGCGAAAAATCGACGTTTTCATCGGTGCGGTCGGCCAGTGCTTTCATCGTGAAGGCATCCTGCTGGTTCGACGCAGGCGGCGGGGTTGGCTTAACCTCGTTGTAATCATTGACTTCTTCGGCGATACCGAGGCCCATCATGACATCGGCGAAGCCGTCGCGGATGGCGAAAGCCCGCGCCCGCATCTGCATCTGGCGGGCAGGGTAGTTTTTCCATGGCCCCGCTTTTCCGGTCAGGCTGGCATCGATGGCCATCTGCCAGGTAAACGTGCGCACGATCGGTTCTTCGATTCCGCGGCGTTTGATGGTGCAGGTCGCCGTCCAGTCCGGCTTTTTGGTTTCACCGGTGATGACTTCCTTGTGCCATTCGTATTTGTCAGAATTGATAAGCAAAGCCAGTGCGCCGTCACCGAACACGGTGGGCCGGTTGTTGACGATGTAAATGGTCGAGAGCGCGGCGACCGGCGGCAGGCCGACTTCCATGCCCTTCATGATCCCGATCAACACGCGGGCCTGGGTTGCGCCCCAGTTCACCTGCTCGACTTCGTTTTGTTTTTCATCGCGCACCTTTTCCACGATCTTGTACGAATCGGGAACCATACCGCTTTGCACGAAGCCCTGCGCCAGGCGTGCGGCTTCATCGATGGTCTGCGGGATAAGGGCGGCGACGCGGCCACCGACGGCCAAAGGCGGTTTGGGTGGCGCGGGTTGTTTTTCTGTTTTTTCAGTCGACATGGTAAATTCTCCTTAATTGTTAATGGCTTATAGGTCAGAAGCGTAGGCAGGGTATTGTTGCCACGATAGCACAATCGGGTCACGCATATCGACCCATGGTGTGCCGTCATCGCCGAACGTGCGCATACATTCTTGGTAAATCATTACGCCTTGATGGATGGACGCGATGCCGGTGTCGAACATAGGATCGGCGCGAAGGAATTGTGCGCCAACGCTAACAGGTGCTGGCCCCTTTTGCTGGAACAAGAAGTTGAAGCCGTGTTCGGGCGATGCAATAAACGCCTGCATCCATTCTTCGTCATAGGTGGCATCGGAACGCAGAACATGGATGTGTCCCGCCGCCGCCAGCTTCTTGGCTTCTTCGACCGCACGCAGATACAGTGCGCCCTGGATGTGGTATTTGCCCGAAGCCATCGCGCCATACACGGCTTTTTCGATGACCTTGTTCATCATGTTGGCGAAGGTTTTCAAATCGTTCACCGCGTTGACCTTCAGATAGTCGAAGCGGGCTTTGAACATCACTTGCAGTTCTTCATCGAACCAGACCACGCTGACTTCGGGATAGCCGCCAATGAAGTAATAGCGCAGGTGCGGGTGGCACTCGATCATCTTGGCCGACAATTCGATTTTGCGAATCATCACAGGGTCGAGGAAGATTTTGCCCGCGTGCATCTTCGCGTATTCGGATTCCAGCACATCATAGATCGCTTGGTGCGGGTCGGCTTCCTGGATCATGGCGATCAGTTCTTCCTTCTTTTTGCCGGAATAGCCCTTCACGCCCATGTCTTTCAGCCACGCCGTCATTTCCGAATTGCCCTTCAGCGCATTGCGGTGTTCGGGGTTGGTCGGGTCTAGTTCGAGGGGCTTGATGTAGCAGGCATTGAACGCATCAAGACCTTCCAGGATGCGCTTGTGGTATGCCTTGCCGAGCGTTTTGGCTTCGCTTTCGGTTTCATCTTCCTCTTTCCAGGGGTTCATGTTCGACCGCGCCCAGTAATCCATCGGCGAAATCATCAGGTTCTTGATGCCTGTGGCCGAGAGATATGGCAGTGCGTGGTATTGTTCATCGGTCATTCCGAAGTAAAGGCCTGGGCCGACCGGTTCTTTTTTCTGTGTTTGTTCCTGCATAGATGATCCTTTTGCTAGATGGTTAATAGTTCGGCGTTGACACTACCGCCGTTTTAAAATACGGTCAACGTAATTATTTACGCAACAATCAAAAACAGGAAAGTTTTTATGAGTGAAAAGAAACACAGCGATATATTGAAGGCGCGGCTGAAGCTGTTGCCTGACCGTATGCGCGAGAAGATGTTGAAGAAGGGCAACGAGAAACGCCTGCGCGTCATCGAGGCTTATGCCAGCGACACCAAACTGCGGGCCGTCCTGCGCTGGCGGCAACGCCTCGTGGCGCGTGACATCACGGTCGAGGAACTGGCCTATAAGGTCAAACGCCAGGTGCCGCGAATCAGCGAATACATGTACTTCGTGCGTGAGCCGAGCGAACAGGCCTTCCTCGCCATCGATGCCGCCATCTATCAGTTGGAAGAACGACCAGGCTAAACCGCAATTTCATTGGGATCATAATGAAAATTCACACGATACAACTGAACATCGAGGACTTCCTCGGCGGCACCGCGCACATGGATGCCACAGAGATAGGCGCATACTGGTCTTTGCTGATGTGCGCCTACAAAACCAGCGACCACAGCCTGCCGAACGACCCGCGCCGGTTGGCACTCATGGCAAAATGTAGTGGAAAAGTCTGGGGACGAATCGGTGGAACGGTAATGGATAAGTTCGTTTTGACCGATGACGAACACCCAAAGTGGATTCACAAACGTGTGTTGGAGGATGCCCTCACCTATCAGTCGAGGTCGTCCATCAATTCGGATAACTCATTGAAAAGATGGAAAACCGACAAGCAAGTCGCATCCAAGTCGCAATCCGATGGCAATGCTACCTATAACCTAGTACCCAAGAATAACCCCCCAACCCCCCAGGGGGCAGGAGTTTTAAAACATGGTTTTAAAGGGAAGGGGGAAGGTGTATTCAGGGTCGATGACCTTCTGCACGACAACGCCAGACAACGCGCCAGGGAGAACGCGCCAGGCTGGTCACAGCAGGAACTGATGCGGGTTTACGACGAAGGCATCAACGACGGAAGCAGGCCGCGCCCTGACAATGCCAACGCCGCGTTTCCGGTCTGGTGCGCCAATTACACCAAGGGCAAGAAGCCCTAAAAATAAATTTGACAGCCTTGGCGTAAAGGAATACGCTTTCAGTATTAACGATTAAATCTTAGCAAAAGGAACTTAAAAAATGGTCAACGTCACACCCCCAAATAAATCCGGCCAAGTGCTTATCGGCGAAATCGTCCACGCGATGGCACAATACCCCCAAGGCATCGTCATCAAAACCGATGGCACTATCCAGCCCTTCGACTATGCCGCTAAAAAACCCACGCTGAAAGAAATGCAGGCAGTGGTCGGCGGACTCATCGAGATTGTCCGCATCCCGCTTGTGGATTTTTTCATGATCGTGGACGAGGAAGGCCTGCTGAAGGAAAAAGAAATCAACTGGCACGGATGCACGCAATATCGCGGCACCACGCCCATCGTCGGCGATGCCATCTTCATCAACCGCAAGCTGGTGGACTAGACCATGGCGCACACATCCCCAAAATGTAAATGCTGTAAGGTCAACGAGGTGGACTATCTGGCCACCGGCCTTTGTGAAGCCTGCGAATTTGACGCATACGTCAAAAGTGGCGGGAAAATCGAAGAAGGCGACCACGGCCCCTTCGGAAATCTGGATGCATAGGAGAAACCCATGGCCTGGAATTACTGCCCCAACCAATGCTCGAACGCCGTGCTGGATATTCAAGCCATCCAGTGGATGCGTGCTGGCAACGACACAGAAACGCTTTTGAAACTCGTGAGGTCTGCATGAACACACAAACACTGTCTTTCACCATGGAACTTGCCGATGTGCAACTTCCCATCATCGCCAACTTCGACGGCACCGGCATCTTCGAATTATACATCGATGACCCGATGATCCCGAACGGATTTTTGCGGCACTTCTTCCGCGTCCGTAAATTCGACCGCGACGGCGAACCGCGTGAACATGACCTGCGCGTCGTAAAATCCAAAGCCGACACCGACGAAGGCACGCTGGAATTTAAAGTCGAACTGGCAGATTTCTATGTGCGCATCGAGAAGCTGGCCGAAGCGTCCGCCCACTATTGCAAACGCAAACATTTAACCAGCGTGAACGCTGAAACACCGGAGGTCGTCAAACATGCAATCCAATTATCCTAACGACGACATCAAGATCATCGCGCAGTGCGTGATGCTTTCCGTGTGCATGGCGGCAATCGTTTTTTTAGGCGTTGTCGCTGGCTCTTACGTTGTCGGCCATGTGGTCGTCAAAGAACTGCGCCGCCAGCAGATCGTGGAACAATCGCTGTGCGATCAGTACGGCGCGGAAATCAACCAACACGCAGGCCATGAGGTCTGTGCTACCCCCAACGGCTGAAAGGATTAGCCATGAACGAACAAGCACAAGTCGAATTTTCACATAAATTTCTACGCGCCGCCGGTCGTCTGATTTTAGACGGCCCCGCGCTGGAAAAAACCAAGCACGACATCGTTGACCTGATGGCCGAAGCCCTGGCGATGTCACTGTCAGGCAAGGTTGTATCTGTAATGATAACACCCAAGATCGTGGACGGCGTGTTCATGGGGATGCACCTGGGCCAGACCGATGCCGACGGCGGCGTTGAACAAGATGCCATCGAGCAGGAAGACCTGGTGAAGGCCATGGTGCCATCGCTCTTGAAAAAGATTTCATCGCAGGCCGGTCACAAAAACATCGGCGAAATCCTTGCCGCCGCGCTCGGTGCAAACGTCCGTGAAGCGGATGACTGCGACTGTGAGAACTGCACGGCACGCCGCGCCGAAACCAAAAAATCAGCCCATTAACCAGGAGAAGAAGATGTCTAAAAAAACCAAAACAAAAAAACTGACCACCGACCAAAAACAAAAAAAGAAAATCGCAAATCTTTACTACCAGATGCGCCTGCTGAAGGAACAGCTTGTCATCCAGGTCGCCGACGCGGTTCACGAATGGAAGAAGACCGCCAACGCCATGACCAACGAGGCCGAGGAACAACGCGCACAGGTCTTGGATTTAACCGAAAAGCTGGCCGAACAATTTTCTTTGCGATACAACGCCGAGCGTGACCGCGACAAGGCACAGGAAAAAGTTATTGACCTTGAACGCGCTGTGAACCGTAAAAACGAAACCATTGGCGAAATGCGCCGCGAGATCGATGGCATCAAGGATCAAGGCTTCAGTAAAGATCGTGTCATCAGCGCATACGACAACGGCTTGCGCCAGATCATAGACATCATGAACAAGTGGCGACCCAACACGGATGGTGCTTTAAGCGTCGAACGTCAATATGGCCGCGTGGAAGCGAACCTGCTGGCGTTGGCGCAGACGGCGATGCCGGTGCAAGCCCGCGTCATGGGCGAGTGTGACACAGCGATGCACAAACGCATCAACCATCCTGACTACTAGGGAGCGCGAAGCATGGGAAACACAGCCCCCGATCTGCTGGCCGGTATAGGCCACAACCAACCGCCCACGGATGCCGAAGTCCTGAAGCTGAAACTGCTCGAAGAAAACGCCACCGCCTTCACCTATGCTGAAAAGCTGGTCGCGGCGGCGGCACGCATCCCCAAGATGCCGCAGGACGAGGAAGAAGCGGCGAAGATCACCGACTATGTGGACATCATCGACAAGCAGTTGAAGGCCATCGAATCCAAACGTGTCGGCGTGAAGGAACCGTATCTTGCCGCGTCGCGTGTGGTTGATTCGGTGTTCGGCGATGTGAAGGTCAACCTGACCAGGGCGAAGTCCACCGCCAACGCATCGCAGACCGCGTGGCTTCAGGAACAACGCCGTTTGAAAAAAGTGCGCGAGGAAGCGGCGGCAAAACTGGAACGGGATAACGCCGCCGCCAAAGCCGCCGAAGCCCTGAAGTTGACCGAAGATGCGGAAAAGTTGCGCAAGGCCAACGAAGTCGCGGCTGTTCCATCAGCCCAGGTCGAGCGTGCCGCCAACATCCTGACCAAGCAGGCCGACCAAACCATGGCTGTTGCCGCCGCCAGCGAGAACCAGGCGGTCAAACACGAAAAGGCGGCAGATGGTAAGGCCGCGCACATGGCCGTCAGCAAGGGCGTGACTTCGGGTGCCAAGCACAGCCTGCGTTCCGAATGGAAGGGCGTGCTGGTTGACCGTGCCTTGCTCGATCTGAACGCCCTGCGCCAGCACCTGCCTGAAGACGCACTGCAAAAGGCGATCAGTTCCTTCGTTCGTGCCGGTGGCCGTGAATTGCCTGGTGCGCGTATCTGGGAAGATGAACAGGCGGTGAAGCGATGAAAAAGTTTTTTGAACGCTGGAAAAACCGCAGACGCGCACGCTTCCTGAACAGCCCAAGCCTGGTGATGACCGGTTACCGTGACAAAATAATCATCGCCGACAACGTGATGCGCGAAATCTGGGAAGGTTGGCACGATGACGCGACCGACCAGTGGCAATGGCGCAAAATAGGGTGGTTTTAATGGGTGAAATCGCAGACATGATGCTGGACGGAACCATGTGCCAATGTTGTGGCGAATGGCTTCACGACGGCGAAGATGGCCCAGGCTTCCCAGGATATTGTTCATCCTGCCAGCCCACCCGAACGCCGAAGAAAAAACCGACGAGCGATGAATACCATCGCCTGAAGAAGGCCCGCAAAAAGGCCAGAAACCGCGCCAACCGCAAGAAAAGGAAAGAGGCTGAGCAATGCAACCCGAAGACCTGAAGATCGTCAACCACCGCCTGCTGAACACGCGGGACATGAAGTGCATCGCCGTGTTGCCCGACGCGACCAAGCCATGGGAATTTGCCGTGTTCGGGGATATGATTATTGCCGCGAACCCAGAACACCCTGTCCTGGTCTTCGACAAAGACGGCAACCAGTTCAAAAGGCTCGAACCCGATGCGAATAAAACCAATTTTCGAAAAAGTAATCGTTGAAACGCCGAACGGTCGCCGCGTTGTTGCGGCGGTCGAACTTAAAAAGGATCATCAAAATGTCAATCGTAGGCTGGTACTATCTGCATGAAAACAAAGAGTTGATTTATAAACCGGAAACCGACGGTTCCACGGCGGCGGACATCCGTGAAAGCGACCTGTGCCTGTCGATGTGGCCGCTTGATCCCAACAACCGCGAACACGCCTGGAACATTTTGGTTGAAGCGCAAAGCCTCGGCGCGAACCCCGCCCGCATCAAAGAACTCGCGGAAAAATGGGGGTGCGGCGATAGGGATGCGCAAGTTTATGCCGACAACCTCGGCATCACGCTTCAGGCGGACGGCAACCAGATGTGTGCGATGCCGCCCTGGTTCGTCAATCTGCATGAAAGCGAAGCAGGTTTTGGCGATACATACCTGGATGCCATGGCCGACCTCTGCCAAAAACTCGGCTATGTCGGCGGCAAAACTTGGGTGGCGACGTTTAAAAACCTTCTGGGAAGAATCGCATGATCGACGCGATCCCAGAAAAGCAGGAAAACTGCCCCGACTGCAACAAGGCCTTGGGCCAGGCGGAATACGATGGCCAGTTCTGCGAAACCTGCGGCACGCAACCGTTCGGTTTTTTCAAGATCGGCGTTGATCTTGCCGCGCCAGGCACAGACAAAACCCGCCGCTTCATGCCCGACCCAGGCACCTGCCAGCACGAATATGGGGAGCGCGGCAAAACCGAGTTCAAAGGCGAATACTTTGAAACCTGCAAAAAATGCGGGCATGTCCACTACTTCGAGAAGGATTATTCATGAGCCTCGACACCATCACCCTGGACGGTATCAGCATCCGTGACGCGGGCGGCGGCGAACTGCGCATAGCCATCGGCACCTACACCAAGCACCTGCCCTACGACTATGCCAGGGAACTCGCGCACCACATGCTGGCCCTGTGCGACACCGGCAGGCTCGATCCGCGCTACCTGGCGGGCAAGTTGGCATCACCCAAGGTGCCGGACGACCCCGCTTTAACCAACGGCACGCTGAAAGCGTTGCCTATTATCGACATAGAGGGCTGAAAACATGAAGAAAATCAAGGACTTCTTCAAAAGATTATTCAGTAATATCGATTATAACGATGACAGCACCCCGCCGGAGGACAGAGCATGGTGACCATCTGGCGTGGTTCGTATTTTGGGTGGCAGATCGACCTGTTCCGCAGGCCGTGGCTGGTCATCGCGCCGTTTCACCGGCTGACCATTTACCGTGTGGGGGTTCTATGACCAGGAAGAAACAGATGCGCCTTTGCCCTGCAAACGGGTGCACAGAGCATATTCAGCGTCATCAGGCATATTGCCGCACCCATTGGTTCTGGCTTCCCAAGCCCCTGCGCGAGGCCATCAACGACACATGGCGCAAAGGCCGTTCCAAGGCGTGGTTGGAGAACGTCACCGAATCCCGCAGGATCATCAACGAACGTGTTTCACGGGAAACAGCCGCTAAAGCATTACCTGAACGGAAAGACCTAAATGACTAAGGATGAAGAAGAACGCGCCGCACGCATCACGAACGCCGCCGCAAACATGGCTGATGCGATGCAACGGCAAGGCCTGAAGGGTGGGGAAGTCGCCCTGGCCGCGCTGACCGCCGCCTGTGTTGTGTGCGCCGTCACCGGCATGAAGCAAGAAAACGTCCTGGCCACCGCCGATGCCCTGATGCGCGAGAACTGGGAACGCTGGAAAACCATCTATAACTACATGGAAAACCCCGACAAAGTGGAAGGAACGAAGCAATGAGCATGGCAGTCACCCGCAAGAACCCGTTGCCGCCGGTCGCTAAGAAACCAGACGACGGCATCCCCAGGAAGAAGGGATGGGCCACGCCTTACGGCTTTGCCGACTTCCGCGATCCTGTCACCTACGAGGAAGCCTGCGCCGAAATGAAGCCATTTTGGGATCGTTTTCAACAACAGATAGGGAAAAAGCCATGAAGCCCACCGCACCGTATGCACCAGGAAACGAGGCCAGCCGCGAAGCCGCCCATGCCATCGAACGAAAGCTGACCGGCACCCGAAACAGGGTTTTAACCTTTATCGCCGGAAGGGGCGACCACGGCGCGACCGGAACCGAGATAGCCACCGCGCTCGACATATTGCCCTATACGGCGAAGCCCAGGTGCACAGAGTTGAAGCAGGCAGGCTACATCATCGATAGCGGCAGGATGCGGGACAACACCACAGGGTCTGGTGAAACAGTCTGGTGCGTTGCTCCCCCAGGGGAGCGCAGGCCCATCAAGCCCGCAAAGAAGGCTGAACACGGCCCTGCTGATATAGTCATAAAGATAACGCCTGACCTGCCTTTGGAGATAAGGCCATCCACAACAATGCACAACCCCGACATCCAGCCCCTCGCGTGTGCGCGTGTCAGCGACCAGCAGATCATGGTGGTGCGCCGGTGGTTGTTCGAAGCCAAGGACAGCCTGGACATGAACACAGCCCGCGATCCGTGGAAGTTGCGCGAGGACTATGACGCGATCAAAGCCGTGTTCGACTTTCACCAAAAGATTAACAAAGTGTAATTGCATACGCCGACACCATCCGTTCAACCCGCAGAAAACAAGGAAATCCGACCATGGCAAAAAAACCAATTCCAGTTGAAGGCAAGCTGGTTCTGACCTATCCATCAGGCCGCATCGAAGAATTTGCCTGCAAGCAGTTCGACAAGAAATACCAGGAACGGCACGCCAAGGCGCAGGTTCTCATTGAAGGCGGCTCTTTGACATCGTGCAAGTTCGAGCGCACGCCGTCCCATGAACTGGGCGCGGCCAAGCACATGACCACAGCAAAACCAGGGGATGACCGATGAAGACAGAACATGAATTGAAATGCAGGCCGGAATACTTCGCCCGCATCGAAACCGGCCAGAAGACGTTCGAGATACGGAAAAACGACCGCGACTTTCAGGTGGGCGACATCTTGATCCTGAAAGAGTTCGACCCCGCAGTCGGCTGGCCTGACCACGGTGCCTATGAAAGCATCCGCGCCGAAGTCGTTTACATGACGGCCTTTGCACAGCAGGACGGCTATGTGGTGCTAGGCATCAAGGTTATCCCCACCGTAGAAGAACACGAAGACGAAATCCCGTTTTAGGCGTTGACACCTGCCGCCGTAATTTCATACGCTGTTCATCCTTACTTCTCTGAAACCGTTGGCCCAGGCGATATTCCCCCGCCTGGGCTTTCAACCAACAAAAGGAAAATCCCATGGGTAAAACATTTGAAGATGCTTTGCGCGACCTCGTGAACGAACACATCAATGCCGGTGTCACGCCGACCAAGCAAATCACAGCCGACATCGAGAAGGTCGTGCGCGAACTGCTCGTCCCCACACAATCCGCGCCAGCAGACAGCAATGTCGGCGAGGCGGAGTCCGACAAAAAGGCGGAATGATCCCTGCCGGTTTGTCAGGTGCGTTGTGGATACCCCATAGGGGCGCGACGCACCGAATGAACCAGCGACTGGATGGTGATGGTGCCAGGCCTTAGACATACCTGGAAAATGCGGGTTCGATGCCCGCCTGGTTCACTAACCGATCATGAAAGGATCATACGATGAACGAAGCAAGCCCTACACAACCACAGACAACCCGCCAGCCCTACCACATGAACGATGTCGGCCCACGCGCCGGTGTCCCATCCGGTTTGCGCGACGTACCCAAATCAGTCGAACCTGGCATCCTCGATTTTGTTGCGACCGGTGTGCAAAGACAACACGACTGTGCCGGTGACATATTCATCGCGCTCGACCAACTGCACGCCAGAATAATCGGCGCGGGCGAACAAGCCGCCAGCAATGACAGACCTGCATCCTATGTTGGGCCTTACATCAACAGCATCCAGGCTGGCATCGAGGCGCAGAACGAATTGCTTGGTGCTATCCAGGCAAAAATCAAAACCATCGCAACGATCCTGTAGGCCCGCCATGAAGATGTCACAGATGGGTTCCAGTTCCCTTTCAATGCTGGTTGGTATCATGGCCGCAGGTGCGCTTGCCTTCAAAGGCCCGCCGAAGCCTGACCACAGCAAACCGTCTTCACGCCGTCAATCGTGGCGTGAGCGCAAGCGGCGCATCATCGCCCACAACATGCAGACCGAGCAGTTCAAGGTCATCCAGCGCATGACCAACTGGCAACGCAACCAGTGGAACCGCGCCGGTCAATCCTACCAGATGGACGACCTGCTGTACTTTGCAAACCTGCCGCACCACAAGGCGATGACGTTTGAACAAGCCGCCGCGCACTACAATCGCATGGATGCTTCGTTCCAAGACAAGGCGGTGGCGTAATGGTTTCCGCACCAAAAAAACTACACTTGCGGTTCTACTTCACGGTGGATGCCGCCAAAGACTTCGTGTGCGATGCGAAGGGCTATGACGAAGTTGGCAACACGGTGCTTTACAACGTCAAGCCTGGCATCGTCACGCCGAAGAACCCCCAAGGCCTGCCGGTTCCTGATGAACTTTACACCATCAAGAACTTTCTATATTATGAAATCCTAAAGAAGGAACAGATCGATGGCGGCAAATAAGAACGTATTGCACCAAAAAATGGACGAGAACATCAGCTTGTCCATCTTCGAAGGCAGTGAACGCATAGGCGAAATCGGCATGGGTACTGACCCCAAAGCCGCACGCAAGAACGCCGCACGGATCATCAATGCGATCAGGGGCGGCGATGGCGAAATCACTGACGAAACCGTCGGATGAAAAACCCAAGCTGTTTGCGCTCGAATGGGTGTTGAACAACTTCGATGCTTCAGCCGCGTATAAAAAAGTAATATCGCCTGGGGCTAAAAACCCCAGGTCTTGTGCATCCAAATATCTCAACCGCGTCGATGTCCAAAGACACATCAAGGAAATCCTGACCGAAAAACTGGCAGACTATGACGGCGGCATCGATGCGCTGTTGAAGGAACTGCACCACATGGCCTATTTCAAGATGGGCCGCTTTGTCACGGTGTCAGGCGTGAACCCCAACACATTGCCAGGTAAAGGCGGGCCGCTTCCTAAAGCCGCGACGCTCGAAGAACACATCACCAACGTGCGCGACCGGCTGGCCGCTATGAAGGGCGCGAAGTTCGAACTGGATTATGAAGGCCTGCTGACCGATGAAGCCGCGCTTGCCGCGTTGGAGTTCGAGTTCGCCACAGTGTCGGACGGCGAAGGCGGAACAGTGCCTATCTTCAAGGTGAAGCAGACAAACAAGTTGGCCGCGATCAAAGCCCTGATAGAATACCATATGGCATCGAAGGGTATGCTGACACCCGACCAACAAAAAAGGCCGATCATTTTCAATGTCAACTTTGAACCACCAGGCACCCATTGGCGGAATAAATCCCAACCGGAAGACATTACTGACGCAGACTACAGCACCGGTTGAATTTCCGTACACGCCGCATGAATATCAAGCCGAGGTTCACAAGGCCATGGCGTACTACCGATTCGTGGTGGTCGTCGCGCACCGCAGATGGGGCAAAACAGAATGTGCCATCGCATCCCTGATCCTTGCCGCCGCAACGCACCCTGGCGATGATGGAAGTTTCGGCTACATCGCGCCGTTCCTCAAACAATCCAAGGCCATCGCCTGGCGCAAGCTGAAAAAATACGTCGGCAAGATGTTCGGGTCGAACTGGCGGCTGGCCGGTATCACGAAGAACGAACAGGAATTATGGATCGAACTTTCGAACGGCGCACGCATCCAGCTTTACGGCGCGGACAACGCGGACTCGATGCGCGGCCTGTTCTTCGACGGCGTGGTCATCGATGAAATCGCCGACATGAAAGCCGATGTGTGGAACGGCGTGATACGTCCTGCCCTGGCTGACCGCCTCGGATGGGCTTTGATGATCGGCACACCCAAGGGATTGAACGAACTATACAAATTCTACCAGCGCGGATTGAAAGACCCGAACTGGAAGTCTTTGATGTATTCCTGCACTATGACAAAACTGCCATGGCTTCCACCCTCTGAAATAAAGGCACTTGAAATGGATATGACCGAAGCAATGTTCGCGCAGGAAATGCTGTGCGATTTCCAGGCATCAGGCGACAACGTGCTGTTCAAGCTGGCGTTGCTTCATAAATGTTCGAAGTTGCCGCTTCGCCTTAGCGACATCCAGGGCGCGGCCAAAGTCATCGGCCTCGATGTGGCTGGCCCAGGCACCGACAAGACCGTGCTGACCAAGAAGCAGGGCCAGATGATATGGCCACAGCAATCTTACAAAGGCCTGACCACGCCGGAAATATGCGACATGCTGGCCGTGCAGATGACCGAATGGGGCGCAGATGCCTGTATCGTGGACAACGGGCGCGGCTTCGCTGTGGTCGAGGAAATGCACCGCCGCGGATTCTTCAACGTGTTCGGCGTTGACTTCGGCGGCAAACCCACCGCACCGCAGTACAAAAACAAGAAAACCGAAATGTTCTACCGCACGCTGAAGGCGATGCAGGCCGGTTTGAAAATCCCCGCCGATGAAGAACTGTTTGCCGAAATGTCGGCGCACACCGTGACGCTCGATGAAAAAGGCAAGCTGACCATCCTGGACAAGGACAAGGTGAAAGAACTCTTGCGCAGATCGCCCGACAAAGCCGATTCGTTGATCTTGTGCCACGCCTTCGATGTCGTGGCTGGTTCGGCGATAGCGGCATTGCCCCAGGGCGGCGTTTCGGATAGCATTGGAAGCGGCTACCAACCACAAGGGCCGACCGTTACCGACTTTGACCCCTACGCCAACGAAAGATGAAACCATGGCCTTCGACATCACACGCAAAGAAATTTCCATGCTGAACGCCCAGATCGGCGCGTTCTTATCTGTCGCCATCATCTTGTGCGCTGGCTTCCTCGATGCCTACAACATCATGGCCATCGCGCTTTTGGGTCTTGGCGCAGGCTGGTTGTGCAACGCGCTTTTGGGAAATGCCCTTGGCGAATCGACCAGTGCCGCGCCGTCTTTAGGTGTGGTTAAATGGCTTGGCAACGGCGCAATCGCCTTGTCATGGCTGTCGATTATGCTCAATGCTTATGCGTTCTTTTCTGTAATCTTTCTATCATTCTAAGGAGTAAAACCGATGTGTATGCCAGGTGGAGCCAAAACCCCCGCACCCCCGCCGCCCCCGAAGCCGCCGCCAGAGGCACCGACACCTGTGGATTCCGCAGTCGTCGCCGCTTATGACGACGAAAAGAAATCAGCACGCGCCGCCGCAGGTCGCGGTGGCACGATCCTGACCGGTTCCGATCTGGTCAACGAGGAACCGAACAAGGCTTCCAAATCGCTGTTGGGGTAAGTCATGGCCGAAAGCAGGCAAACGGATGGTGGGCTTGGCCGTATCGAAGGTGATATGGCCAAGAAATACCAGGATGAACTGAACGCCAAAACAAAGGCCGCGCAGATGCTGGCCAGCGTGCCGGTCGTTGGCAAAGGTGCCACCACGTTCGCCGACATCGACCGCTACCTGACCGAGAACGCCGACGCAAAATACTTTCGCATTGCCAACGGTGGAAACATCGACTCCGCAAGGTCTTATCAAACGCCGTATGGCCAATGGTCTGACAACAGCGCGGCGTTGGTATCGGACAACAAAGCCGATGTCGGAAGCCGCGACATATTCCGCTATATCAACGTAAGCCCCGCGTCGGTTCGCACCGGCAAGCGCGGCGAAACTCCCACCTACGGCCTGCAATATGTGCCATCTGATTTCTACAAAGAAACCGGCGGGCAATATTCAACCGAAGACGGCTATGTTTTAAGCCGCGAGGAATTTGGCAAGCTGAAGGAACAACTGAAGGCCAAGGGCGCAGGCGGATTTGATGCCGCCAAGACCAGACCGCAAGACCCTGTGACGGATAAGTCTGGGGATAAAACCACAGCAACCCCCACAGGCGACACCGGCGGACGCGGCGTTCCATCTATCCTTGGAACAGGTGACGCGCTCGGCGGCGACAAGACCGAACAGCCTTCAACGACGTATGAATCGACCGATGAAGACGCACTGAACAAAAGGACACTCCTGGGATGAATACCGGCGGCAACATTTTAAGCATGAACGGGTCGCGCTCACAGCTTCCCGACATCCGAATCGGTTTGAACCCCGAACAGGAAAAGCGTTTGATGGACGGCGCACAAAAGATGTTCGAGGGTGCGCGTCAGCAACGATCCGACCACGAAGCCGATCTGCGCGAACTGTCCAGCTATTTCCTGCCGCACCTGTGCAAGATCGACAACACCAACAAGACGAAGAAGTCGAACTGGAACAAGATCATCAACGGCACCTGCCGTTTTGCCGTGCGCACGATGCAGGCCGGTATGCAATCGGGCCTCACCAGCCCCGCCAAGCCATGGTTCAACATAGGCCTGGAAGACTTCGAAATGAACGAGTACACGCCAGCGCGTGAATACCTCGA